CTTTCGGGGTTCATATTACAGACTAATAATCTGCGATATAAGCAATTAAATGCTCAATCTATGCACAGTTGTGCATCCGGGCAACCGGAAACCGGGAAGCCGGTGAGAGTTTCAGGTCAGAATATCTGACTGCTCTCTGTTATCACCATTTGGAGGTCCTATGTCTTTATTAATTGAGATCATCAAGAGGAAACTTGAAAAAGTCCCTTTAGCTGGTCTTCCAGCTATAACTCTTTATTTGATCTTAATTATCACAGTTTGTATGACTAGCTCCGATATACCTATGGATTGTTTAAAAGCAATTGCACAGATATTGGGAGTAGACTTATGACATGTGAGACATTAAACACAGGTCCCTTTAGCAGTATATGCGGAGGGACTCAGCAATATCAATACAGCGAAACTCGTTGTACTGAACGTGCGAGAAATCCAAATTATCATGAGCTTAAAGCACAAAACAAACATATTCCAATGCTACCTTATTATAAGAGTAGACGTGGATATAGTCAAGAAATATTTATATCGCCAAAATTTGGTGGGTATACGTCTTTCATGAATTGTTTTGGTGGCGGCTGGCCTCTCAGTGAGGAGCCAATCGCTAAAGCCACTGATATTGCAGTATCTAACGCATTTCGAAGTCTTAATAAACTTCAACATGCAAAATGGGGCGTAGCTCTTGCCGAAGCGAGGGAATCAGGTGAATTACTTGTTTCCTCTGCACGGCGGCTCATTCGTGGTTTCCGAAATCTTAAAAAAGGTAAAATTAATAACTTTTTTAATGATTTAGGTATCACTAATAACAGTAGTTTGCCTTCATTTCTTAAAAAGAAATGGAACACACAGACTGCTAGAGCCTATAGAAGATTCTATGCCCGTAGGTTTAAAAATCAACCTACTGTAGATGCTCGTGGAAATCTAACCAAGAACGCGGCCAATCTTTGGCTTGAAGTTCAATTTGGCTGGAAACCTATATTAGACGATATTCATTCCAGTATGGAAGGACTATTGTTTATGAGGTATGGAGCAACTCCTCCACTATATCGTATAGTGGGGATTGGCGAACAACCTATAACTGAAGTTGCATACGGTTACTCGAGTCTGAACAACTCTGGTAATGTATCTGGTTCTGTTAGAGTGAAATTCGTCCAATACTATCGTGTCACAAATTCTACCAACTTCAACGCAGCGAATTTTGGTTTAAGTAATCCCTATACTATTGTATGGGAACTTGTACCATATTCATTTCTGGTTGATTGGATTTTACCTGTTGGTAAGTATTTAGATGCGATGGATGCTCTCAGTGGTTTATCTCTTGTTGACTCGTGCTTCTCTGTTAAAACATCTTCAGAGTCGTCAGTCACAGTTGGAGAGGACTATCCCGTAACTTACTCCACTTTTGAGGAGTCTTTTCGGCGAACAGTTCCCTACGTACTGCCAAGTATGCCACCACTGCCCAGTGTAGATTTTTCTAAGCTATTAGATAGCTGGAAGATAACTACTACGCTTGCTTTATGGAAATCGACATTTTCGTATAAGTAGGTGTGTTTGGTTAATTAGCATGTCGCTAATTAATATTACAACTATTTGGAGACTAATATGTCCGCAAAACTACCCTTCACCATGGTGACACCCGCTGAAACGTTCGACCCTAAATTACAGGTCGGTACGCTTTCGTCTTGGATAAGTACAGCAGCTGTAGTTAATGAACTAAAACCTACTGTTTCTGTATCTTTAAGAGAGGGAAAATCTAATGGTGTTAAACGTAAAGTCGTTGTTAAGTGTATACGTCCCTATCGACCTGCCGCTATTGATGGCATTACTCAATCTGTAAAAACAATTGAGATAATTGTCACCGCCAACGTGCCAGTCGATGCTCCGGATGCCGAGATAACAAATGCACGCTATATGGTGCGTTCGTTAGTCGACACTTCGGTTACGTCTCAAGTTAAAGACGTAATTCAAGACGGATCATTTCCTTATTAATTGATAATTGGAGTTTCATAATGAAAACATATGAAAGCAAACATAAAAATGTTCGCCAAGTTACCAAAGACAAATTATTATCCCTTTGGGACGATAAGATGCCTCATGATACTTTGCTCTCTATTATTAATAAACTGTGTCGTGAAGTTAACTCACCATTTTCTCTTAAAGTTTATCTTTTGATAAGCGTTAAGGATTATGATGCGTTGCTTGATTGCACAGTTGATCCGAATAACTATGTAGATGCGCAATCATATCTCGCAGATGCAATGTTATTTGGATTAATAAAGAAGTATCCTCATTGGGACATTAATCTAGATCCTAGAGAAGAAGCAATTAAGAAATTTATTGCTGCTGAAACTTCTTGTAGAAAGACTAATCGATTCTTTACTAGTGGAGCGCATAATCGCACTCCCGGCTTATCAGGTGTTTTACACACTGCAAGCCGTATTATTGCTAGTATTCTCGGACAGCCTCCCTCACTTGAAGATTTAGTTTTCACATTTGGACCTGGATCGAACTACAACGTTAAAAATAACACATCAGCTTTAGATAAGCTGCGTAGTTCACTTGATGTTACCTCGAACGGTATAGAGATTGGAGCTAAATTTCTCCAAACTTGTCCTGGCTGGTTAAGTTGTCACACAGATGACTTTTCCTTAAACAATATAACACGTTTTATTAATGTTATACCAGGCGACCGTCTTTCTTTTGTTCCGAAAGATGCGAAAACTTTAAGACCAATTGCCATTGGTGGCACCATTTCTGGTGTTATCCAAAAAGCTATTGGGATTCGCATTCGTGATAAACTCAAACCTGTAATAGACCTGCGTAATACGCAGTCTTTTCACAGATCTTTTGTACAGGAAGCCAGCAGAACCGGCTTGTATGCTACAATTGACTTATCGTCTGCTTCAGATACCATTAGTTTCGAACTTGTAAGGGACTTAATACCCCCTTCTTGGTTCGAACTATTAGTACAAGCACGTTCTCATTCCTATGTATTTGAAAATAGATCATATGTTTATGAAAAGTTTTCAGCAATGGGTAATGGTTACACATTTGAGCTTGAGACATTGTTATTTTACGCGCTTACGCGCGCTACAATGTTACAAAATCAGATAGACGGTAAGGTTTCAGTTTACGGAGATGATATAATATTACCTTCGCGTGCTTACACCTTGGTATCTACCACATTAGAACAATGTGGTTTCACTGTAAATAAACTTAAAAGTTTTGCTACAGGATACTTTAGGGAATCATGCGGTGGCGATTATTTCAACGGTAAAAACGTTAGACCTTTTTACTTAAAGGATAACGTTTCTCTCCGCACACTCTTTCTCATGCATAATTTCTATGTGCGCAATCATTTAGACTTATTATTTCCTAATACATTTAATTGGATTAGAAAGATAATTGGTCGAGATGTATGCACACTTATGCGTGGGAATTACTTTGAAGGAGATGGATTTCTTCTTGATCGTAGTGCTGATAGACTTCCAAAATATTTTGTCTTGGAAAAGACGCAATACAGGAAGACCCCGAAATATCTGTCTTTTAACTATCTTAAGGCTTACGCCTTATATAGACAGCTTTCGGTGAACTATGACCAACTTTTACGGTATTCCGAAAAAGTTCGTCGACTCTATATCACTGTTGAGAATGCTGAAATTGGTTACATGGGGTCACCCATGGACCAAGATCAGCTACCTGCAATGGTATGGAGTAAACAGTTTAAGTTGAAAAGTACCTCCGACATCACTGGTTTTTACTCTTCGACGTCAGTTTCAAAACCTGACGCTTATGAAGTAATGTAATAACCTAGTGGATTTTGCCAATGACATAGACTTTGTCGTTGATGGCTCTGCCATAGATTGAAATGCGC